AAAAGCAGCTGCGCTAACAGGCAATGAAAAAATTGTAGATGCTTACTGCGGAGTAGGTACAATTGGCTTATGGCTTGCTAAAGATGCCAAAGAAATTCGAGGAATGGACACGATCGAAGAATCCATTTTAGACGCGCGAAAAAATGCCAAAGACCATGGATTTGAACATGCCACGTATGTAACGGGTCCAGCTGAAAAATGGATGCCGCAGTGGGTAAAAGAAGGCTGGAAGCCAGATGTTATCGTCGTTGACCCGCCGCGAACAGGCTGTGATGACAAGCTTCTAAAAACGATTTTACAAGTGAAGCCAAAGAAAGTGGTTTATGTTTCTTGTAATCCATCCACATTAGCGAAAGATGTGCAGCAGCTGTCGAAGGCTTATCATGTTGATTACATTCAGCCTGTTGATATGTTTCCGCATACGGCGCATGTGGAGAATGTGGTATCACTAACATTGAAATAACAGCTTTTATAAGACGGCTAAGAGCAAAATGACCACATTTTGACCACTTAGCCGTTTTTTTGCATGTATTCACTGAATATTTTAGAGGTATTACTTTTCATTTCATCTGTCACATGAGCATAAATATCTCCAGTCATTTTAATACTTGAATGTCCTAATCTTTCTTGAACCTCTTTTAAACTAACTCCAGCTTCCAATAATAAAGTTGCGTGAGTATGGCGAAGATCATGAAAACGAATTTTAGGAACCTCAGCTTTTTTTATTACACGATTAAAGATAGTGGTCATTGTTCGAGGATAGATTGCTTGTCCATCTTCTCTACAAAAAATTAAATCTTCTTGGCTATATCTTGGACCATATAATAACTTCAGTTCAGATTGTCGTTTTTTATGTTGCGATAGCACGCGTAAAGTTTCGTCATCTAGTTTAATAATACGGTTAGATGATTCCGTTTTTAAAGGACCATAAGAGAAATTACCTTCACGATAAATTAAATTACGTTGTACATGAAGAGTGCCTTTCTCAAAATTGATATCCTGCCATTTTAGTGCAAGCATTTCTCCACGTCTTAAGCCAGTGTAGCCACAAACAAAAAACAAAGCAGAGTAGTGAACGTTTTCTATCTTTGAAAACTGTAAAAATCGAATTAGCTCTTCTTTTGTCCATACAACATACTTACGTCTTCTGCCTCTGGGAATATCTACTTTCCTCAAAGGATTCTTCAAGAGTAAATCCCAATCAATCGCTTTTTCTAGAGCGCCATTAAGGACCGTATAAATGTACTCAATGTACCTTTCAGATAATCCTTCATCCACAAGGTGATTAAAGAATTTTTGACATACAGGACCATTCAAATCTGTTAATCCAACATGCCCTAGAATAGGGAGAATACGGACGTTAACAGCTCTTTGATAATTATCAAACGTTGTTTCCCTTACCTTACGTTTGGCAGCCATATCAAGCCATTTAGGTAGAAATTGATTTAAAGTCATTTTGTTATCCACAATATTTAATCCGTTCTCTAATTGTGTGGATAATTCTTTTGCTGCATTTTCAGCTTCTTTTTTTGTAGCAAAGCCTCTTCTTGTTGTTTGTTTCCGTTTTCCGGTTAATGGATCCACACCAGTTTCTATGGTAAATGACCATGTATAACCTGATTTCGCTTTCTTGGATGGTACTTTGCGAAAATAAGCCATTGAATTAAAACCTCCTTTAAAAAATATTATTTAGAAGTTGTATTATTAAACAACCACAGTTAGTTATAACATAAAAATCACCTCCAATAAGGGGAATGTATGTTCTTTTTTATGTAAAAAGAAAAGCCCTAGAGGGCAATTCTTTTAATTATTATTGGTCACAAGCAATCCCATCTCCATCACGATCTAGCTTTCTAGAGTAACCTGGTTGACCTTGACTAATTGGAGCAGCACCTGCCGCTCTTACTTCACTACAGTTAGCATAAAAAACATTAGTGTTAGTAGACTGTGATGATTCCTGGGCCGCCTTGTCTGCCTCGGCTTGTTGTTCAGCTTGTCGTTTTGCTTCAGCAGCAGCCTGAGCTTCTTGTTCAGCTTTCCGTTTAGCTTCTTCAGCTTCAGCCTGTTGTCTAGCTAACTCTGCTTTGCGAGCTTCTTCAGCTTTTTTAGCTTGTTCCTTTTTAGCAGCATCATCTTGCTCAAATTTCGTTAATTGCTTTTTTAACTCAGCTTTTTCTTTTTCAAGTTTTTTTATTTTTAATTCTAAATCAGCAGTTTTCTTTTTACAGGTAGAAAGATTAGCACTTTTACCTTTGAATTTTCTATCTGATTTAATTTTCACATTCGATTCAACATATTCTACAATCTTTCCGCCCTTATCTAACTTCTTGATTAGATCACCAGTTAAAAGAGTCCCATTTTCTCCAATTTTCTTTTGGACTTTTTCAGATTGTTTAGCGGCTGGCAGAGTTTGAATTGTCAAAGTATAATTGCCTGAAAAAAGAGCTTTTTTACCATCAGCAAATTCTTTTGATTTGAATTTACCAAACGATTTTGTATTCACTTTTACTTGTTCACTGTAATCAAACTTATTATTGGTAAGGGTAATAAGTAATTTTGTTTTTTTAGGAAGGTTAGTATCTCCCTTAACAACTAATTTACCATCTTCAATCTTCTTTTTAACTTTTGTTACTTCAGCTTTAAGTTTATCTTCACCAGCAGCTGAAGCAGTTGATCCGTAAGTTGTAAAAGATAGTGAGAATACTAAAATAAGAAGTAGTGCCAGATATTTTTTCATTAATATTCCTCCTGTATTAATAAAATATAATTGATTCAAAACGGTTTAAAAAACGTTTATATTGCATTCAAAAGTTATTTAGTATGACTATTCACTTGTGTACGCACTAACTTTACAACTTTGTCAATTTTTTCTTCAGGTATATTGCGTATTGTACGCTTTTTAACTCCCCCAAAAAGAGCCTTTATTTCTAAGTAGAGGACACCCAATTCTATTTGAGCTTTCCCAAATGGATTAGGTGTAATATCAAAGTCTACGTTCTTAATGTCTTCGTACTTAATTGGCTCGATGTCTGCTCCTCCCAAAAATCCACCTTTTAAAGAAATAAGATATATCTTTTTATCTGTGATTACCATAAATCCGGTCTTTGTTAGTTTTGCATCAGCTATAGTAAACAAGAGGATTTGCTCATCTTTCTTCATGAATACTTTGAGAGGTTGAAGAGCAATTTCATAAAATTTCCGCTCGGTTTTTGGAAGCTCAAGGATTATTTCTTTCATTTCATCTAAACTGACAGGATATTCAATAATTCCAAATCGAGAATTTAATTTCGTGTATTTAGTAGACATATGCTTTTTCCTCCTCAAGTAAAAACCACTTATTAAGTACATAAGTTAGCTCAAAATGATAATGGAATTAGACATTGCTTAAACATTTTTGGGAAAGTATCCTATTCTCGTAAATAACTAATCTCTTTTCAGCAAATTCGTATGTTACACCAAAAGTAATAGCAATTAAATAAATTGTTTCTTTGCGTGACTTTTGAAAATTTAGATTTTTTAACATAAAAGTAGGTACACAAAAATGCAGCGCAAAATGATTTGCTTGAAACTCTTGAAGTTCTAAAAACATTTCTGGCATGGTCATGTGATTACCGTAGTGGCGAAGTTTATGACAGATTTCATGGGCAAAATCCTGCCATTGTTCTTGGGGTGTAAGTCTACTGTCAATAATCATTGTTCCTCTATAGAGACGGCTTGACACCTCCCAAAACTCTAGTTGTATCCCCAAACAATCTGCAATTACTGGAAAGTCTAGTTGGTCAGGGGAATAGACACCAATCTGCTTATAAAATTGGTAAATCCAGTCTTCTAACAAAGATGTTTGGTAGTTCATTAGTTATCCTCCGAAAAACAAAGTGCTCAATTAGATGGTTGGAAATAGTAAAAATTCCCTTTATTGATTGAAAGAAAAGACACGCACTATATACGTGTCATATACCTCATTAGTATGTAAATAAACATATTTAACTTTTCATTAACTTCTCGTATAAGCAACTGTTAATGCAACACATATCAATCGCTACAAACCTTAATATAAAAGCTTTTTTAAGGGACTCTTAATAGTTAATGCAACAGTTAGTGCAACGTTTACGCAACAAAGACGCAACTAAAACAATAATTAAAGAATTAAAGAAGATGATTATATGCGCGCGTGATAAATAATTTCTTTTAGGCAATAAGAAATTATTTATCACGTTCTTTAATAAATTCCCAAAAACGAATCAACTCTTCAATCTTTTCTTCAGGAGCACTTTTTAAATCCTTGAAGAACAATTCTGTTTTAGGATCGAGAAGTTCTTTCCACATTTCATTGCTAGATATGCGGTATTCGTCTCCTGTTAACAAATAATCTATTGAAACTTCGTATAAATCAGCCAGAGCCTTTAAAGTATCATAGTCAGGCTGACGTTTATTAGCCTCATAACTGGATAAGGTGTTATTTTTAATCCCAACTTTTTCAGCGATAAATTTTTGAGTAAAACCTTTCTTTTCTCGACACAATTTTAGCCTGTCTCCGAAATCCATAATATCGCTCCTACTTCATTGTTTTCTAAGCACTATATTATCATGATTTCTCTTTTCGAGAAAAAAACTTCTCGAAAAGAGAAATAAATACTTTACATTCTCGAAACGAGAATATATAATCAAATTATCAAGTTCACGAAATGAGAAACTTGGGGGTGATGAATTGAAAGATTTACTTGGTTCAAGAATTAAACAATTACGTTTAAAAAAAGGCATGACACAGGATACATTTGCTAGAAAAATTGGTTATAAACATGCTGGTATAATCAGTGAAATCGAATCGGGAAAGAAAAAATTAAGCAGTGATAAGCTTCCGATAGTTGCAAATGTTCTTGGTGTTGATATAAATGCGCTTTTTTTTGAAGAAAAAGTTCTCGATCCGAGAACTAATTAACCTCTATGACAGGAGCTGATTACCTATGGATTGGCCACAAGTATTTAAAACCTGGTTCGCAGTTACAACATTCAACATATTCGTTTTAGGGTTAAGTTTTCATTTGTTTCGAGAATCTATTAAATCAATTAAACGAAAAGGTGGTATTCGCAAATGGATAATTCAATCAATGTCTCCATCGACATGGCGCCGATTATGGAACGACTAGAACATCTAGAACAACGCTTAACTAAAAGCTTGGATGCAGCTAGTTCAGCACATGATGTTTGGAATAATTGTCCGCCACTTATGTCTGTTAAACAAACAGCTGAATTCTTAGGAATCAGCGAAAGTCAAGTTTATATCCTAACCAGACGCCAAGGCTTCCCGAAAACCAAAGCTTTGGGAGGTTTAAAGATAACCACTCATATGTTAAAAATTTGGATCGAACGTAACACAGAATGGGTGGAAGAAAATACTGAGTTCTTCAACAAAAACGTTATGTAATAAAAGGTCTCTAGTATAAGGGTAACATGAAGCCAGTCATAAAAATAGGAACGAAATATGGCTACAATATCAGAAACTTACAATTGAATATGACAGGGAGAGGTAGTTATGAAAAATAAAGCAAACCTGGGAGAAATGTTGAAGGAACAGGGGAAGACACAGGAAGAATTTGCAAATGAAATTGGCTATGATCAATCAACTATTTCCAAGTGGGCAAACGGAAGTCGTGTAATTGCAAAAGAAGCAAAACCTCTTATAGCAAGAGGCATCGATAGTTTCAAGTACTACATTGGTACGATGAAAGAAACTGCAGGAATTTCATTAACTCCTTACATGAACGGAGATCGAATACACAGGGATATTGCTTCAATGCGAATGCTTGTTGAAAAGGAGCGAAAAGAAGCAGAAGAGTACTGGAGAAAAGATTTCTGGCACATACCTCCTGAGTTCGCTAATGAGATTGAACGCGAAGAGGTTAGGCAGTTCATAAAAGAGTATTCAGAAAAGCTTGCAGCTGAATTCAATCTACTCGCTGTTGTTTGTGAAAGGTACGGTTTTTCTTTAAAACAAATTGATCAGCAGCTGGAAATGACCTTTAGATCAAGGGGGTTAGTTAAGTGAGTGTACAAGCTTTAAGCATCTACGAGCGAGCAGGGGATTTAGAAGAGGCTGGATGGGCAGTCATTGAATCAATCGATTTAAACGCAGATATGCAGGAGTTACAGGAAGAGGCATTTGACGCATTACTTGCAGCTAGGAAGATCCAAAAGCAGCCACTAAGTCGAGTAGAACGGATTGTAGCAGATATGAAAAGCAAAGGGTTTGATGTTGATATCGTACCACGTTACCTCAAATTTAAGGAGGAGATAAGCTATGTATAAGCTACCAATAATGAAAGCTAGCGAGGTGAGTAAGTGGTGTAAAACTTTGAAGGGAAAACCCGTTTTACTGCTAGATATTGAACGTAGAATTCGGCAAAATATGTGGGCAAATAAAAAAACAGCTAGCTAATGCGAATAGCTAACTGTTCCTTTCGAATTACTAGATTGTAAGTAAATTATACCACATTACATAGGTGGGCGACAAGCATTGTTCTTGTCGTCATGGGCAGGAAAATCCTTTATTTATCGGTCCTTAACCGTAAAGGCACAACTCATTTTCCTGGTCATGACGATGCGAACAGATAGCATCAGAAAGTAGGTGAATAACATGAATGTAGAACATCCTGAAATCACTCAAGTAAATCGTACAGGCTATGTAAATATGGTGGCTCAATCTGAACATGCTGGAGTTGATTATTTCGGAACTGAAATTCTTATAGGTGATGAAATCGTAACGGATGATAACACCGGTGAAGTGGTCTTGAAAGAAGATTTGGAAAAGTACTTGGAAGAAGAGTATGGCTTCAAATTTACAACAGCAGAGTAAAAAAGCCTGCACGGATCAGGTGCAGACTTTAAATGTTAAAGAATTTTAAGGTACTTACAGTTTATTAAAAAACTTTATAAAAAGCAAATGGATGGTGATATCAATGCAAGCTGAAATCTTAATACCTACATCCAATATGAGTGAAGCTGAATGGTTGGAACATCGACAAAAAGGCATTGGCGGATCAGATGCTGGTGCCATTGCTGGATTAAGTAAATGGAAATCACCAATTGGAGTTTATCTTGATAAAATCGGCGAATCACCTTCTGAAAGTAGTAGCAGCGAAGCAGCCTATTTCGGGCATGTTCTTGAAGATGTCGTGGCACAAGAATTTTCCAAGCGAACAGGTTTAAAAGTTCGAAAACGTCAAGCGATACTTCAACATCCAAAACATAGCTTCATGCTAGCTAATGTAGATCGTTTAATCATTGGCAAAAAGGAAGGACTGGAATGTAAAACAGCTAGTGAATATTTGAAAGGTGATTGGGAAGAGGAAGAAATTCCAGCTCAATACTTGATTCAGTGTCAGCACTACATGGCTGTCACTGGATATGAAGCATGGTGGATTGCTGTCTTAATCGGTGGAAATAAATTTGTTCATAAAAAAATAGAGCGTGATGAAGAAATTATTAACTACCTGATTGAGATTGAATCTGATTTTTGGAACAATCACGTTCTTAAGAAAAACCCTCCTGCATTTGATGGTTCGGAAGCTTCAACTAATTTATTGAAAGCAATGTATCCAGAAGGGGATGGTAGCTTAGAGCCTGTTGAATTAGCTCCTGAAGCATTTGACTTAATTTCAAACTATGAACAAGCAAAATTAGAAGAAAAAGAAGCTTCTGAACGTCGTAAAGAGGCTGGAAATAAATTGAAATCATTACTGAGAGAACGCGAAGCAGCATATGCAAGTGATCGTTTAGTTACTTGGAAAACCATTAGTAGCTCACGTGTTAACTCCAAGTTATTAAAAGAAAAATATCCAGAGGTTTATGAAGAAGTAGCTTCAAGTTCGTTATCTCGTAGATTCGGAA